TATCTGTGTAGTGGTTAGGGTTTGCTAAATCTTGTGGGCTGTAAGCGCCTGCCTTACTTGTGTACTCTACTTCCGCCCTTGCTTGAGCTTCTTCCCTAGACATGCCACTGGCAATGTAAGCATCACGGGTATTAGGTATCCAGTTACTAGCTTTATATTTTCCTACCCGATAGGCTTTTGCATCAGTTTCAGTTTCCCATGAATTATCAACGGCTTCTACTTTTGCTTGAGATTGCGCTGCCATATTTTCTATAGGAGTTAGATCAAGGCGTTGTTCCGGTATAATAACGTCATTACTCATTTCCCCCATCACTGAGTCATACTTAATATCATCGGTTCCTGCCTCAAATCCTAAGTATGACTGCCGTGCTTCTGCTTCTGCCGCTAACCTATATTCTTCTGCTTTAGCCTCTGCTTCTATAGCTTTTAGTAGTTCATTTTCTACAGGATTAGGTTCAGACACACCAACAACATTACCGTCTTCTGCTTCTGCTTCTGCCTGTGCTTCTGCTTCTGCTTCTGCCGCTAACCTATATTCTTCTGCTTCTGCTTCTGCTTCTGCCTGTGCTTCTGCTTCTGCTTGAGCCTGTGCTTCTGCTTGAGCCTGTGCTTCTGCTTCTGCCGCTAACCTATATTCTCCTGCTTCTGCTTCTGCTTGAGCCTGTGCTTCTGCTTGAGCCTGTGCTTCTGCTTCTGCCGCTAACCTATATTCTTCTGCTTCTGCCGCTAACCTACCTGCTTCTGCTTGAGCCTGTGCAGCGGCTTGTGCTTTAGCTTGTTCAGCGGCCTGTGCTTTAGCTTGTTCAGCGGCTTGTGCAGCTAAAAAAGCATCCCTTCGTGCTTGGCCTCGGCCACTACCACCACCTACACTTCTTCTACCTGCCACTAGGTAATCTCCAATATGCTAGCTACCACATGCAGTCTATTGGCAGTGGCGGCAGTGACTTTTAATATTTCTGTAGGCTGTAGTACGAGGGGGCCAGTTAGTAACTCTACTGTAGCATTAGCTCCTATGGCTTTTACTTTAAACAAGCTATACACCGAAGCGCCGTTAGTCACAGTTATAGTAATAGTGTCTGCACTGCCCGTGTCTTCAGAAACCAATATAGACTTAATAATACTTGTGGTTAAGCCTACGGCTGTATACAAAGTAGTCGCGCTATTAGTAGTTAAATCTGCTTTTGCATTTACGTAAGTATTAGCCATTAGCTCATAAACCAGTTAGCAGCTTCTGCTTGTTGATTAAGTGTAGCGTTTCGGAACGCGTTATCTACTTGATTGAAGTAAATACGTAGCACTTTGTTAAACTCTTCAAAGTCTCGTTCGTTGTATTCTTTTGGAGGATACGGTAACGCTGGCGCACGAAACGGTACATTAAATCTAGTCTTATCAATACTCATTATCGTCTACCATCCGCACGCATGTCAATTCTAGGGATACCTAACTGCCAAGTAACACCTACAGCAGTAGACGCTATCTTTACGGCCATTTGCCGCCCACGAACACGCGTAGGTATTGCTCCGGTAAACTTTTCTACAGGGGATGTAGCTGACCTAGTAACAGTTCCCGCGTTTGAACCCCCTTCAGACAAAGGATCGTTATACCCAGAACCAGAGTTAGCTAGTGGTAATAGGGACAAAGTAGCACTAGGAGCATTAATTGTAGACCCATCAAAACTTACATCGGGCAATACACGATTAATAAACATAAACTGATGTCCATCGTCTAAGTCAAACTGAGCAGACTCTATAAAGGCAGGTATAGCAACTATGTTAGCCCCCTCTTCATTATCAACGCCTTCTTCGTGATCAACTAAGTTAAAGCTGTACGTTGCTGCTATGGGGTTATCTCTAAGCCCTGTATCTAACCAAGCAGAACGAGACATGCTACCGTAGTACCAAATATCTTCTAAGTAGTTATATACCACGTACTTGTCTGCTACTGTAGAACTACCAGAGCAATACCACCACCATACTTCGTGATACGACTCTATAGTCCCTGCAAATACTTGAGCATACTGAGTGGCGTTAAAATCGTTAAATATGAACTTACGCAGGTCACATCGTAAGGGTTGAGTACGTCCATCATACTTGTAGAATTTGTCTTTACCCATCCAGTAAGCTACACCGTTTGCGTAGGCTACAGCGCTCTGAGAAGCTATTGAGATGTTTTCTCCTATCAACTGAGCAGTCCACACAGCAGGAGCACCAACGTACTGTAACGCGTATACAGCGGAATCCGTCCACACTAGTACTTCTTGGCGTGCTTGTTTAGCTGAAACTATTTGAGAACCGTTAGATAGTATCAAGTCACCCGCTTGGTTAGTTGCTGAAGGTGTCCAGTTTGTAGCGTCTTCTTGGTCTGACCAACGTATGAGCATAGGATTTAAGGTTGTTGACCCTAACTCGTTACACCCTAAACAAAATACAAATCTACTTATGTCAGATACTAGTGTAAAATTTTGCAAAGTAGGTACGTTAGAAGCCCCGCTTATACTGGATAAAGCCACGGCTCTAGTTGTTAAATTGTTAACTACGGAAGCATCCCATAGAAACAAAGTGCCTCCACGGGGGCCAAATATAAGGTCTTCTCCAAAGTTATCTTGAGTCCATTGACGTACTGATAAATTAGAGTTTTGGCCTGTACCCCATTGCGCTGACCCCCAAGACCCCGCATTCCAACCTGTAAGCGCAGTGGCAAACGGAGTTCCTACATTTATTTGGTATGCCGCAGTAACTGTGCCACCTCCTGTAGCAGAACCCGATGCGGAGCTACTAGCAGTAATAGTGTAGGTTGAAGGGGAGGTAGTAGTTATAATTTGGAACTCGCCATCTATAGTTAGTCCACTTACAGCAGAAGCATTACTAAAAGTAACAAAATCTCCTACTACAAACCCTCCGGTAGCATCCGTGACAGTGACAGTAGTAGAGCCATTAGTAGTAAACGGGTTGGTAAGTGTAGCCGCTGGTTTACGTAAAGGAGTTACGTCGTAGTAAGCACCGCTTAACTCAATATAAAACTTTAAGTGCGTGCCTAGGCCAACTAAGTTCTGTCCTCCTTGAGTTACCCAATTCCAAATAGAGCGACATACACCCTGAAACGTGTTTGCAGATACCCGCCTCCACCCACCAATCTTTTCCGGCGTACCTTGGCGAAACCGTATATTATCGCAGTCATACCACCCGCCTTCACTTGCGTACCTAGTATTTTCGCGGTTAACACCTGCTTTTAACTTTAATTTTTTAAGGGGCATGATATTATCCTAGTAGCACCAGCACATAGCTGGAGTCTTACGAGTGTCAACGTGTACGAAGGTTTTTGCAACCCCCACGGACATTCCCAACGCTGACGCGTGTTTAACGATAGCCATGCGTTGTGCGCCTCCAGATACCTTAATATCTGCTGCAACACCCTGTGCATGAGTTCCCGGATTTTGTTTGGCTTTTTCTATGCTGTGGCTTTTTGACCTGTACCCACTAGTAACGGTAAACGGGAAATTACACACCTCACGTAGGTGCTCTAAAGTTTCAAGAAACTCAATGTCCATAGCGTTTTCGCCCGTTTCTTGGCAATTAAACTCTTCTATTTTAAAGTATTTCATACAACCCCAAATAATTTTAACGCTAGATATAAGCCAAGAGGCAATATTACTAAGCCGCCTGTACCCCATAGTAATACAGACCAAAAAAGTGTTATGTTGGCTGCTCTCTTGTGCTTGCGAACACGTTCTGCTGTATCCCTAGCTCGTTTACATTCCGACTGAAATTGCAGCCAATCTTTATACATGTCTGCCCGTCCTGCATAGATCATGTATTCTTTAAGCCATTCCTCCTGCTCTTTAATTTTTTCAAGCTCCATGAAGCACTGGAGCTCTTCTTTGCCCCCGCCCTTCTGAGCCTTCTTAACAATGACTGACTTATTGTCAAAGTACTGCGTGGCTTGAGCCGACACATCGTATAGCTCTTTGCCGTTTGATAATGCGCTTTTTATAATATTAAAGGCAGCATTAGCCGCAGCTATCTCAGCTAGCATTACTTTTCTCTCTGAACGCCTTTGGACTTCTCAAAACTTCTCATTGCCCCCATACCCAACATCCCCATCAAAACAGGCGTTAGTAGCGAGCTGTCAACTTCTGGAACGGAGAACCAAATACTTAGCACCGGAGATAAAATCGTGTTGTACAGGAGAGCCAAGCAACAGCACCAGCCGACTGCTGGTCGCCATCCAGAAACGAACAGGCTCTTGTGTGCCGCTTCTATAGCATTAACCGCTAACTGTCCTTTAGCCAATTCTAAAGCGTGTTTATCGGCCATCGTAGAAATTTCATGCGCTAGAGCATTCTTCTGATCTTTATCTTCAATAAACTTGTCAAGAAGCCCTGTAACTGGGCCAATAAGGCTAGATAGAATAGTCATTTATAACCTCTCCACAATAAATAAACCAATTATTAGGGGGTAGATTCCCCATAGCATTAACTCAGACCTTTTAAACCTGTCGCTACCCGCATCTAATCGTTTTTCTATATTTGTGTATCTTACTGTGCATTCTCTTTCGTGAGCTTCAAGTTTTAATAACGCTTCTTTAACAGTTGCCATTTTGGAGCCTTTTAATCTCTG